GCTAGCGACTTTCCCGTTAATCTCGAAAGTCATATCATATGATCTTGATCTAGCCATCTTTTTTCGCTCCTTCCTCTAGTACTTCTTCCAGTACCTCTTTCCACTCTTTAAGCGACAGAAAGGATTGTTGTGCCCAATAGTCAATGGAGGTAAAGGAATTAGAGGCCATGACAAGCAGTAATTTTCTTATATCTCTTGCGCCTCCCGTTGGACCTACAATCCTAACAAAAAATTACGAGCCGTAAAGGTAACTTCGACAAAGTCTGCGATCGATAATTTCATTAAATCATCCGGTAAAATACCTGAAGCTTTTGACGCTAATTTTAATAAAACATGTTGATTGTAAACGGAATTGAATCCTTCTGGATGATCCTCTGTTTTTAATTCCGTATCAATTTGCAACACATCAGCGCCCGTCATATTGCTAAAATCCAGTTTAATTTCATTAAAAAAAGCCCCATCAATTTCGATAGGACTTTGTAAAGTAATAACTTTAATATTTGGATTTTCTACTTCTTCTTTTATTTCATTTTGAACTTCTCGATTGTCCTTCATTTCTCATCTGCTCCTTTTACATTAAAGTCCTAATGCTTCTCGAATTTTTGCGCTATAATCAATGCCGTCCACTTTGTAGATATAGTTATGACGATCATATTCAAACATCACTTTGCCATTGTACTCAAGCTTTATATAGTAAACTTCAATCTCAGTTGAAGCTTCATACGGTGAGCCTTTTGCCACTTTTCCTAATGGATTTCCTAGTACCGATCCATGCACTAGTACTCTAGAAGGTACATGAGAGCGTGATCGATTTTTTATATCATAGATTTGATTGGACATCCGTAAGTCTATTTTTAAGCTTTCTGGTTTATAAAAATCGATTAGCTCCCCTGTAATAACACGCCAATTGAGTTTAAGCTTCATCGACTCCAAATGACCGTAGTTTGGCGCCTCGTATTCTCCTAAAATGCCAGCACCATTCACAGTCTCCGCCATAAATTTTAGCTCGGGTAATTCTGCATCCGTAATACCTAATAAATCAGGTTTATCATTTACGAAAACCCTAAAATCATTTATTTTTTCTGGAAACATACTTGTCCCCCCTAATCAGTGATTAACAATGCATTATAATAATTCACATCAAACTCTAAAATATTATCAATATCTTGCGCTGGTGTCGGTTCAGCCACTAAATAACGGAATCGTATTTTCCCACTATTTAAATCCGTTAAAGGGTTATCTTCTTTTCTGAATTCAACGCGTCCGCCAATTAAAACCCCTTGACCTTGTAAACCGTTCAACCACATCCCCATCGTATCTAGCACCCTATTAATTAGACGCGGACCAATTGGCCCATCTACCATACTCCAAGTTGTTAAAATGATGGTGTTTCCTAACCAATTGTGCGTAATCCGAACAGGCGTAAAAATATCTTTGACATCCGTATTACCAGGGTATGCTCCCGTATAGTTCCCCCAAGCACGCCATCCACCAATAAAGTTGATAGCGGTAGTAATCCCTTGGTTATTTAGTAACTCCGCTTGATCCGGTGATAAATCAATTTCTTCATATCCATTGTCTTTCTCTACTAATAATTTGGTCATTGGCAATGATTTATTAGATGGCGATTCGTGTGGAAAATCCCCATTGTCATACGCCGTTTTCATAATACGACAAGCAATCTGAGAAGAAAGGTGATACACTTTTTCGCCCATGCCAACAAGTGGCCAACAAACAACTTCGTTATGGCCCGTATAATTGTTGGTATTTTTCCATTCATTCACTTTTGTATACGTATTTGCAACACGGGTATTCACATCATCTAACACCTGTGCTTTGAAGTAGGAATTGATGGATGAAGCCTTTGCTTTCATCACCGCTGCCACCGTTGGATCTTTTGAAAACTTAGGTGCAAGAACAAGACCTGGCACCATCCCTAGTTTAGGAAATACATTGTTCAGCAACTCTAACCCTGTACTTTTTCCAGATGCAATATCATAACCACCGATAATATGATTGTTCTTAATGACATTTGGCGTTACATAATCATAAGTGACATTTACCGTTGTTACATTGCCCTTTAATATTGAAATGATAACTTGGCCATTTTCATTGAACGATGCCATATAATCTTCATTATTTTTTAAAACATTGTCATTGTTTTTAACAACTAGCGACTTTAATAAAACCCCAGTAGTTTCGATGACGACTTTTTTATTACGTATTGTTATGGACTCCGTTTTGTTTGTTTTATGTTTCGTTGGATCTAAAACATTTACAAATACAACTGGAGCTACTTTAAATTGTCTAAATGCTAAATCCGCCATTTCGCAAAGGGTGTAATTTGTCCAATCATCGGAGTACCCGAATGCTTTCACAAATTCTGCAAATGTATAGGCTAAAACAGGCCGATTCACATTTTCTTGGGTTTCAGCTAAATGAATAGGTGCTGTGCCAAAAACAACGGGAAGTGTCGCTGTCGCTACTACTGGTGCGGAAATAGAGGTAGGAACCTCTCGTACTCTTGAACCATGTCGTATCATCACTGTTTCACCTCACTAAAATAAGCTACTGTTTTTTTAAACCACATCGATTCCACTGAATGCGCATCTAGTAAACTCTTTTGAACATCTACTAGCTTTTCAGGGGCGATAAACATGTTTCGAAATGCAGGTGATTTTTCAAGGTGATCTTTCAAATGCTCCGGGTAACCCCCAACAAAAGAACTGAATCGTTGTAAACCGATTACGGGTGGCCCTACATAGATAAGAATATCCTG